AAGACCTTACTAATGAACCTATGCACACTTTTGAAGGCAAAAACTTTTTAGATTGGAGTTATGATAATGGATTTGAAGTTACACAAGAAGGGTTACATCCACTAGAAGATGCACATGAAGCAGCCAGTGAATTATGGTTAAATATGTATCAAGGAGTACTAAACAATGATTAAAAAATTTATTACAAGCAGACTAGAAGAACGCACATCACTTGATGGTGCAATCTTAATTGGTGTAGGCATTATTGTGCTTATAGCAGGACCATTTGCTAAACTAGCAGCCTATGCAGCCATCGCATACGGTGCTTGGACAATATGGAAAAAAGAAAAATGATTAGAACTATATTATTCATTATTGCACTTGCACTACCTGTAACAGCTTTTGCATATGTTGAGTGCGATCCTAAAGCCAATGTTACAACAATTAACGGTGTAGGTTTGCCAGGTAAAATGGCAACATTGGTTGACGGTGAACTGATGATTGATACTATTATTGCCAGTGGCGAACGACTTACAGTTGAAAAAGCAGTGCGTAAAGCCGGCACAAGAGTTGGAATACATGTTCACAAATACGGTGGATGGACTTGTGTACTTGAAGGCGCCATGACTGATTTTGCAGAAGGCAAACCGCCTATGTATTATCCAGCTGGAACCTGTTACTACATGCCACCTAATACTCCTATGTCAACCAGTAACATGGGCAGTGTTGATGCTGTTATTCAAGATACATTTATCACACCTGTTAACGAACCTAGTATAACAATCATTGAACCCAACTATCCAGGATGCAAATAGACAAACGACATTATGGAAGAAAGAAAAGTAAAACATCCGCTAGATCCAGATCACTATGACTGGGAGTACGACTGTGATGGCAACAAAGTTGTTAAAGGTAACTTTACAAAAGCCTATACCAAATCAAAAATGCCTGACTATAGCAATGAGTATAGCGATCTTCAATGGGCAAGAACTGTAGGTTATGGAACTCCAGATGGAAGGCATTTCAAAGATGATAACGATCACTGAATCAGCAAAGCAGTACTTGGATAAAGTACGCAATGACGACTATGTTACACTGGGCGTAAAAGGTGGAGGTTGTTCGGGCTTTACCTATGTGTGGGACTTTAAAAAGAACTGGCCCGACGTGGACTGGAGCGAGCCCTACGCGGATGCACTTGTACTAGATCCAATGGCAGAAATGTTTGTAGCAGGTTGTACCATAGACTACAAAAACGAACTAGGTGGTAGTTATCTAACAGTAATTAACCCAAATGCAACTGCAACTTGTGGTTGCGGGGAGAGCTTTGCTGCTTAATCCATAAATACACAAGTATTAAAGGATTGATAGATGGCACAACAAATAATCGACTTAGGAACTTCAGCAAACGCAGGCGACGGTGATAATCTTCGCAGTGCGATGGATAAAACCAACGATAACTTCACTGAAGTTTACACTGCTGGTCCAGTTGGTTCAAACATTTCAATCACAAACAACTCAATTTCAAGCACCAACACAAACGGCAACATTACACTGGCCACAGATGGCACTGGTGTTATTCAAGTTGCCAATGACATTGTGCCTGATGTTAATAATACACGCTGGATTGGCAGTGCTAATGTGCGGCCATTTGGTGCATATATTGGCACTGCTGGTATAATAAGTTCAGGTCCACTAACACTTCCTGTTTATGCAGATGTAGCAGCAAGAGATGCTGCAATTACCACGCCAGTAGCAGGCATGATTGTGCTTACCGGAACAACATTTCAAGGTTACAACGGCAGTGCTTGGGTCAACCTTAGCTAGTAAAGTATGGATTTATGAACGTGCATTAAGCAGTGCCGAAGTACTGATCAACTACAATGGTTCAAGAGCCAACTACGGCTTATAAGAACATTACTGCCATACAAATCGTCAGCACCGTAAGTAACCTCAACAGCTTACTACTTTTTATAACAGCATCTTCGGCACCCACTAAATACTCCAAAGCGAGGAAATCAATGAGCATATTGCGAGAAGTCACTCTGAAAAAACATCAGGCTGTAGAATCTTTGCCATTTGTACAATATCTTTTAAAAGGCAATATTACACAGGAACATTATGTAATATATCTGGCAGAAATGCTAGCAATTTATCAAGCACTCGAACAACTAGCAACTGAAATAGGGTTACTAGATAATCTGCCCGAGTTACCTAGAGCAGAAAAAATGCAACATGATTTGGATGAACTTGCTCCGGCGTATGAGACAGATCTTTCTCCCAGCACCTATCGTTATCTTGATTATATTTCAGAACTAGCAAAATCAGACAGGGCTGATCAATTGTTTGCTCATATCTATGTACGGCATCTTGGAGACATGTACGGCGGTAAAATTATTGCCAGGATGTCGCCTGGAGAAGGTCGATGGTACCAATTTGATAATCGATCTGATTTAGTAAAAAGATTTAATGCACAATTAAGCACAGATCTAGCAGAAGAAGCACTGGTTGCATTTGACTTTTTTGGAGATATTTTTAAAGATCTATCTCAGAAAACAGATATTTCATGAAAGACAAATATCGTTTCCATATCCTAGGTTTACCTCATACTGTTAGCAGTAAAGAATATAATGCCTGTGCATACACTCAAAAAGTTGTAAAATTTGGCAAGATGATGATGTCCAGAGGACATGAAATTATACACTATGGCCACGAAGACTCAGATCTGATTTGTAGCGAACATGTTACAGTGACAACCAACAAAGATCTTGAGATAGCCTACGGAAATCACGATTGGCGCAAAAACTTTTATCGTTTTGATGTTGGGGATCATGCATATCAAACTTTTTATAAAAATGCTATTCGTGAAGTAGGACTCAGAAAACAACCCTATGACTTTATTTTGCCTTTCTGGGGATCAGGAGTACGACCAGTGTGTGATGCTCATCCTGATTTAATCTGCGTGGAGCCGGGGATTGGGTATGCTGGCGGACACTGGGCTCGCTGGAAAATTTTTGAAAGTTATGCAATATATCATGCCTATTGTGGATTAGAAAATGTTGGTAGTTGTCGTCAGGATTGGTATGATGCAGTTATACCTAATTATTTTGATCCTGATGATTTTCAATTTCGTGATCAAAAAGAAAACTATTTTTTGTTTTTGGGTCGAGTGTATTCAGGCAAAGGTATAGATATTGCAATACAGGCCACCGAAGCAACTGGCGATAAATTGGTCATAGCTGGTCAAAATCCTGAAAATCTTACTTTTCCATCGCATGTACAGTTTATAGGCTATGCTGACGTTGACCTACGAAGAGATCTTATGGCACTGGCCAAGGGTGCATTTGTAGCCAGCACATATTTAGAACCTTTTGGTGGAGTGCAGATGGAAATGCTGTTTTCGGGCACACCTACTATAACCACTGACTGGGGATCGTTTGCTGAAAACAATCTGCATGGGATTACTGGCTATCGTTGCAGAACATTTGAACAATTTGTTTGGGCAGCAAAGAACATAGACAAAATTGATCCGCATGCTTGCCGCACCTGGGCTGAAAACTTCAGCCTTCACAAAGTAGCATTGATGTATGAAGAGTATTTTAAAACAGTAATGGATGTACATACCGGTAAAGGATGGTATGAACCAAACGATAACAGATTTGGTTTTAGCAGTTTACAAAAAAATTATCCGCAAGCTAGTACCCCAATGGGATATGACGTTATTGCTTCTGAAGAAAAACCCTGGGCCGATCGCCTGGCAACCTGGATCAAAAAAGAATTAGATCCAAAATTGGTGCTAGACATTGGGTGTGGGCCAGGTTTATATGTGGACAGTCTGGTTGAACTAGGAGTAGATGCTCAAGGAATAGATGTAGATGACAGAGTAGAAAATCGTCCAGCACTAAAACGGCAAAGTCTTTTTGATATAACAGACGAACAAGCAGATGTTATACTCTGCATGGAAGTGGCTGAACATCTACCAGCTGAAGATGCAGATCAAATGGTAGAACGAGTGTGTAGCACTGTAAATGGATCTTTAATCTGGACAGCGGCAATTCCTGGACAAGACGGCCACGGGCATATAAATTGCCAGCCTCCTAGTTACTGGGAAGAAAAAATTGCAAAACAAGGTTTGAAACGCAACAAAGACAGAGAAAATCAACTTTTAAACTATGCCCAGTCTGGTCTACACATGGGTTGGTTTGTCAATAATTTACTGTATTTTGAGAGAGAATTAGACTAAATCACACCTACACAGCTAAAGACTTGCTAGTCATAAATAATTATAAGAGGATTATATATATGGCCACAATACAGTTAGTCAACGTTGGATCAGCACCCGACGACGGAACAGGCGATCCGCTACGCACCGCCTATACAAAAATCAACAACAACTTTCTTGAATTAGTAAACGAAAGCACTGGCGGAATCGTTCCTAATGTTTATTATGTTGCCAAAGATGGTAATGATTTAAATAATGGTAATGCTCTTTCTCAACCTTTTCTCACTATCAAACGTGCAGTACAAGTGGCTACGGCATACATGGTGGCTAATCCAACTGAAAAAGTATGTATTTTTGTCAAAGCAGGCGACTACACCGAAGATAATCCTATAGTTTGTCCGCCAAATCTAACCATAGTAGGTGATAACCTTCGCAGTGTAAGTGTGCGTCCACAAATCACTAATCAAGATATTTTCCATTTACAAAATGGAGATTATTTAACTGGTATGACCTTCCGAGATCATGTTAGCCCAGCCGCGGCAGTGGCTTTTCCGATTGGCGGCGCCGGTTTTATTACCACAAGCCCATATGTACAAAACTGTTCAAGTATTACCACCACTGGCACAGGCATGAAGATTGACGGTAGTTTAGCACAAGGAACCAAATCCATGGTCACCGACTCTTATACACAAGTAAATCAAGGTGGTATAGGTGTGCATATCACAAACGGAGGATATGCACAGTTGGTAAGTCTTTTTACTATTTGCACACAGACTGGCATCCTAGTTGAATCAGGTGGCTATTGCAGTATTACAAACTCTAACAGCAGTTTTGGCACATTTGGCCTAGTAGCAGATGGATTGATAAACGACAGTTTGACAGGAGTGGTTGAAGGTGCTAATCAATTAGGCAGTGATATACTATTAAGTGGATTGTCTTCAAGACCAAATACACGTCAAAGTTTAAGTTTTGACAGTGGAACAACATGGTATACCATTGCAAACTCCACAGCATTAGCCGGGAATCAATCTACTGTTACAATTTTACCCGAAATCAATATAGCACTTGCTGATCAAACACCTGTAATCTTTGCTACTAGAAGTGCAATTAATGCTAGTTCGCACACTTTTGAATGGGTAGGAACCGGCAATGATATAATTACAGCAAATCCTACACTTACGCCATCGGCTCAACCTATACAAGAAAATGAAGTAGTAGAATTAAATAACGGCATAGTAGTTTACACTAGTACAGACCAGATCGGCGATTTTAGAATTGGCAACGAACTTACTATAAATGGATCAACAGGTACCATTACTGGTACAGCTTTTGATAAAGCTACATTTGCTGTGATTACACCTTATGTATTAGCGATAGAAGGATAGAGATTTAACATGGCAGTAAATGTTTTTAGAAATGTTGCAACCGATATAACAGCAGGCGGGTTAAGTGTTTACACTGCACCGGCTGGTTATAGTGCAATTATACTTGCAGCACAAATTAGTAATACAACCAGTAGCACTGTGAGCGTAAGTTTACAAGTATTAAATGATGACAGTACCTCTACTGCATTGTTAACTGACTTTGACGTCCCTGGAAACGATGCTGTAAACGGTGTTGTTGGAAAATTAATTTTAGAAACTGGGCAATCACTGCTTATTTCAGCAGCTGATAGCACTTCGTTGAAGTTGGTATTGAGTGTATTGGAGTCACAGAACTAATGGCAGATTTACTGTCTAAACGAGTTAAAAAAACTCCGCCCTCAGATGTACCGGCGGACAGATATGATTATATTGCATTAGGTGATACTGAACCTGATCTAGGAGTGCCTGCAGGTAATGACTATGTATTGGTCAGTCAGACAGATGGTACTAGGTCATGGACTGCTCCTGTACTAGGTGCCACAGGCGCTACAGGCGCTACAGGTGCTCAAGGTGCTACTGGATTTGGTGCTACAGGTGCTACAGGATTAGGAGCAACCGGTGCTACTGGTGCTATGGGCGATAGATATTCTACAACATCAAGTACTAGTTTAACTGTTGCTACAGGAGCACAATCATTTACAGTTGAATCTGATTTAGCATGGACAGCAGGACAGCCATTAGTAATCGCTAACGGCAGTGCTACTAATACCATGACTGGTACTGTAACTTCATATAATTCAGGCACCGGTGCTATGGCAGCAAATATAACGGCAATTACAGGCTCAGGCACATACGCAGCTTGGACAGTTAACTTGTCTGGCGCTGCTGGTGTTCCAGGAGCTACTGGATTGGGTGCCACCGGCGCAACTGGTGCTACAGGTGCCACTGGCGCAACTGGTGCTCAGGGTGCTACTGGATTTGGAGCAACAGGATTATCAGGACCGACGGGTGCTACTGGAGCTACCGGATTGGGTGCCACTGGTGCTACAGGACCGGCAGGTATTACAGGAGCCACCGGCTTAAGAGGTGCTACTGGATCTACTGGATCTACTGGACCTTCGGGTGCTACTGGTCCTCAAGGCACTCCAGGAGGTGCTACAGGTGCCACTGGTGCTACAGGATTAGGAGCAACCGGTGCTACTGGACCATTTGGTCTTACAGGAGCAACCGGTCCTCAGGGAACTCCAGGAACTCCGGGAGGTGCTACAGGTGCTACAGGTAATTCAGGAGCAACGGGCGCAACAGGGTTTGGCGCCACTGGTGCTACCGGACTGCAAGGTGCTACTGGCGCACAAGGAACTCCAGGAGGTGCCACTGGTGCAACTGGACCTATAGGTGCTACTGGCATCCCAGGTACTGCTGTTGCACAAGGTGCTACTGGTGCTACTGGTGTCACTGGATCTACAGGTGCTACTGGTCCTCAAGGCACTCCAGGGGGTGCTACAGGTGCCACTGGCGC